AAACCCACATAAACAGTCATTTCCCGATCATCCATACCTCCTACTCCTTTACTGTTCTCACATACTATGTTATATACATATTTTCCGGCCGATACGGTTTCGTCCGTCCAATTAGCCGCTTTTCCTATTTCAGCCGTTGTAACCGGAATTTCCTGAATTGCAACGCCGTTACGGTATATAATAACTTTTGTCAACTCCGATAGTTCATTTCCCTGAGCATCTTCGGAAGGATTCGTCCAAGAAACGGTAACTTTGTTCAATCCCGTCTTATCGGCTGTAGCCGTTTTGGACTGCACGCGGTCGGGAGCTCCTTTAGCTACATTAATATAAGGGATGAAAAGGCTGCTCATAGAATCACCTTTTCCAACCTTCCCCACCTGGGTAGCTTTCCCGGTAGTCAGATCCACGGTATATAAATTATAATCGCCTGCATTCTGCCAATATAATGTATGTGTATTATGGTCAAAACACATGGACTGGGTATAAGCGACATTCACCCCTAAAAAACCGACCTTTTCACAAGCGACGGTTTCCTTATTGACTTTATATAAGGTATCCTGCATACTTATCATATACAAAGTACCATCCAAATCACACGCAATAGCCATAGCGTAAGCATAAGCAGGAAAATCTCCTATTTTAGTCACTTTCCCGGTTTTAATATCTATTGTTGCCAAATTATCTCCCTGGGACAAAATTCCAAACATGGTCTGTGTCGTATAATCATAAGTCATGTCGTATAACTGGGCGGAGGCAGGAGCTATCACGCTCCGTTCGCCTGTTATCATATCAATTTCCACCAGATTTTCAGGTTTAGACTGAAAACCGCTTACCGTCGTCTGGGCATACCACCTATAATTTACATATTCCCCTGCATATATACGTCCCAACTTAGTCTGATCCGTAATGAGGACTACATCAGAAACATTTCCAGCACTAAATTTTGCAGGTCCGGCAACATAAGCCGAAGGTAACTCTCCTTGATAATTCCTGTAACCGTAAATAGTTACGTCAGTCGCAGCCCATAGGACTTGCGACACAAGGCACATAACTCCAAAAAGTAAAGATTTTTTCATAAACAACGTGATTTTGTTAAATAAATGCAATGAATATATATATACAAAGATATCACTTTTTTTACACATGCTATTATTTTATTACAAAAAACACAAAAAATATTTCATTTAACAAGAAAATAATCCAATAATATTACCAAAAATCAAAATCTAAAACCCATAAGAAAAAAAGACATATAAAAACCTTCTTTCTGGTAGCGAAAGAAGGCTTGATATGATAGAATGTAAAAGGACATAATATCATCGTGGGCGGTCTTCCGCGATATATTTTGTTTCAATGTTTCGCAAGGGAAGTCGCTGGTCACGGCTTCCTTTTTTATTTGTATAGAGTGCCTGAAGCGTGTACATAATCAAAACTAGGAGGATGACGCAATGGAAATCCTAACGTGGCAGGCACGAACAGACAGACACTTGACTTTGAAGCAGCTGGAAGCCCTGACAGGAATCAGCAAGTCAACGCTGAACACGATTGAAAACGGCATCACATCGCCAACACTGCGCCAGCTTGAAGCGATAGCAGCTGCGCTTGATGTCAAGATCACTGATCTGTTTGATTCTGAATATAAATGATAAACTGTGCGCCGACAATGCTTCTGACGCTTATTTCCTGATATATGGAAATAACTGGAAGCGGTCTTTCATTCCAATAATTTCCATGATACAATCCCGACAAGAGAAGGGAGGGAAGCCGATGATCCGAAAGAGAATCAACACGCTTCTGAATAAGTTGTCGGATGCACAGCTGAAGCGCATATATAAATACATAAAGTATATATACATACACGGATAAAGTAAAAGGAAGTAGGACTGGTCAGGTCACTGCTTCCTTTTGTTTTGCTTAAATTCTTTATATGCTTTATGACGCTTGAAACCAAAATATAAAAGTGGCGCAGCAATCACAACACACACAGGGTTGAAAGCAACGAAGAAACCTAACAGCATAAAAATACCGAAGCCGATTAGAATATTTCCACTTTTAGGAACTGGAACAACTTCGACAGGCTTTTGATCTTCATGCTTAATAATATTATCAACCGAACGATAAACGCCAGTTGCATACACAGGAACTTCAGGAACATCGCCGAAGATTTTATAAAAGCAGAATAGCGTTGCTTTTGCATCATCAAGAGCATTGTGCCAGCTGTCTTCGCTATATGAATAATATTCTGCGCATGTCTTCAGCTTTTGCCATTTATATTCGTTGTAACGCTTTTGCCCATAAATTTCAGCAAATGCAAGCATTACATCAACGACAATAGAATTTTCTTTTGCATGATATTCAATGCCAGAATTAAATATAAAAGGCAAATCGAAGCCATGAATGTTATAACCGACAATCATGTCTGCATTTTCTAAAATGTGTTGAATAGTATGCGCATAATATAAAAGCGGCTTGCAGTCTTTTATCATTGAAGGACTTATGTGGTTTACTTTTTCAGCATCAGTCCAGCGTTCGTGACGAACAGGCTTCACATATTCGCTGAAAAGGATTGCACCAGAGCCGTCAATAATAGAAAGCTGAAGAATTTCATCGTCATAGCGATTCAGTCCCGTTGTTTCTGCATCAAGACAAATAATGTTCAATAGATCACTTCCTTTATTCAGTTTTATCCCAACCAACCTTCTTGACCAGCTGCTTCATATATTCCTTGATTCGCTCACGGCTTCCAGCTGGCAAAGACACATACATTTCAACAAGTGCCTTGTCAAAATCGTTCAAATCATACTGCGCACACAATTCATCAACGATTGTCTGTGGAAGGTCGTCAAACATTTCCCCTTCGCCATACATTAAATAATCATAATTCACATTGTATTCACGGCAGATAGAAATTGCCATCTGATCAGTTAAGTTGTTCACACCTTTTTCAATTCTGGAAATAGTGGTTTTTGTTACACCTAACTTTTCCCCGAACTTTTCAAGAGTTAAACCAAGTGATTTTCGCACTTCGTTGACGCGTTCGCCATTTGTCATATTTATTCCACCTTTCTGTATATTTGCTTTTCTGATTGTAGAATAACACGACAGCAAGCAAAGGTCAATAAAAAAGTTACCGTAAGCAACAAAAAACTGTTGACAAAGTGACTGTAAGCATCTATACTGTAACTGTAAGCAACAGAACAGACCACAGAAGGGAGCAAACAAAAAATGACAAGAGAAGATTTAACAAATAAAGCAATCGACAAATTAAACGGAGTGAAAGAAGCGCTTGAATTGATAAGCCTTCTTGAATATGACGAGTGCATCGCAGTTCTGAACGGAACAAAAAACCTTCCTGAAGAAGTACATGCAGCACTTATGAAAAGAGCAAAGGAAGCCAACGGCGGCAAGACAACACTTGCACTTGTTATGGCAGGAATGCAGAACATCATCAATGAATAAAGAACAGGGGCGCAAGCCCCTGACAATCAGAAGGGAGCAAACAAGATGAATGCAACAGTATCAACAAGGAAAAGAGCGTGGCAGCTTGCAGACAAACTTTTTCCGACAGATTACATGAAAGACGAACACGACAGCCTTCGCGCTGGCTATCCAGTATTCAACACAACTTCAACAGATGATAAATACACAGGCTTCCACATATCAGACCTGAACACAGCACTTGAACTGAATATGGGAGCAGAAACAATCAGGATCAACATTCAGGATCAGGAAGCGGAAATCAAGAACAACTTCGACAAGCTGCTTCAGTATGTGGCTGACAAAAGAAAGTCAGCAGAACTTCACGAAAGACAGAAATACAACTACTACTGCGACAGACAGGCTGGTTGCTGGAACTGGACGAAGGAACAGGATGAAGCATATCAGAAGGAATGGGACGACATCATCATTCAGATGCACGCATTGAAAGACCTTGAAAACGCGATGAACCTTGCAAGAACCAAAGGGATCATATAAACATCACAGAACGAAGGGAGGAAATAACATGGCAGCAGTTACAAGCGAAAAAAAGAACCTGAACAGCCAGACCGAAGATGTCAGCGAATTTATTATGCTGCTGAAGCAGATGTCTGACAGCGACAAAATGGTCATCAAAGGGATGATGATGTGGGCGGCAGGAGAAAACAGACCAGTGAAAACAGCCTAAAAGGGCATAGGATGTCCCCGATCAGGAATGGTCGGGGAGTAAATGAAAGGAAGTACAACATGAACACAAAAGGAAAGATTGATTTTACAAAGACAGACAACATTCAGTTTATTGAAGAAGTAGCCAGAGAGATCAGCAAGGAAGACAAGGACTGGCAGTGGGAAGTAAGAAAAATAAAACAGCATAGTTTGTTGCTGTGGTGGGAACTTCTGGAAGGTAGTGGACAGGAAGGCTTCAGGATTGAATATGACGAAGCTAATGAAGTATTCAGCGTATATGATGAATGGAACAGCAACATCACATACGAACTGGAAGACACGCTTGATCTGAAAAGCACAATGCGAAGTGTGTTCTGGTATGCATCAAGCAGATATTAAGAAGGGCGGTGCAGCAGTATGGAAAAGCAGAATTTATTCACAGAAGAAGAACTGGCGAAGGTTACGGATGAAGCAGAAAGAAAGCACCTGATCGAGTGTGCGCAGGATCAGTCAAAGATTGATATGAAGTACATGGAGATCATGAACAAATATGACTTGTGGGAAAAAGGGGGACACAGCAGATACTTCCACGCAACAACACATGAAAACGCAGAAAAGATCATGCAGGACGGAATGATCCGAAAAGGAATGGACGGCGGCGTGTACATTTGCAAACAGCCACTAGAAGCAGCGCGATTTGTCGCGATCCGCGGACATGAAACAGGAACGATCTTTGAAGTTGAACTGGAAGAAAGGAAGATTGTGGAAGCGCACGATCACAACGAAGCCTTCTTCGGCTGCAAAGCATATATGTACATGGATGACATACCGACACAGAAGATCGTGTCAATGTCAAGATATTCAACAGAGCAGGAGGACGACAAAGAGTGAAAGTTTATGAATTTATGGCAGTGATAACAGGAAGCAGAAGAATATGTTTTTCGGATGAAAAAACACCGATGACAGCGAATGAGTTCTGGAAGAAGTACAGATTAACAGAAAGATGGGCGGCTGAAATTGATGAAGTTCACATGGTAGCGAAAGAAATACCAAAGGCAAATTATTTCACAGAATGCACGATAAGACTGAAAAAATAAAGCCGAAACAGGGCGCAAGCCCTGTCGATGAAGGACGGCAACCTTCATCCTGACGATGGCAAGCTGAAAGCCAGTCGGAAGAATACTGTGAAAACATAGCGGCGTGTGTGTACTGCCAGAATTACACATGGATGGTCAACAGGTTTTAGGGATGTTTTTAATGCGAAAACAAACGACACAGCATAATACATGACCAGAAGGGGGAATGTTGAAAAAAATTATTTTGGACTTTGCGAAAGCAGTATGTGAAGGAGAACAAACAATGATTGATGAAAAGAAAGTTGAATTGATGAAGAAGCTGCAAAGACTTGCAGAACGCGGAGTGGGCGGCGAAAAAGAAGGCGCACAGAAGAAATTGCAGCAGCTTATGAAAAAATACGACATTGAAGAAAGCGATCTGTCAGATGACAAGCTGGAAGACCATGAATGGAAATATCACAACGACTTTGAATTGCGCTTGCTGAAACAGACAATATACAAAGTCTTAGGAAAAGACGGATTGAATCAGATGTATCACTACAGATCAGGAAAAGGAAAGAAAACTATTCAGGGCGTACAGTGTACAAAAGCGCAGGCAATTCAGATCGGGATTGAATATGAATTTTACTGTGAAACATGGAAAGAAGAACACGACTTCTTCTTCAAGTGCTTCGTACAGAAACACAAGATTTTCCCAACCAAAGAAGAAATGATAATAAGACCGCAAGACGATATTGAAATGTCTGACGAAGATGCGATGCGGATGCAGATGGCTATGTCAGCAATGAAAGACAAGAGCATGACACAGAGAATTGAGGGATAGAAAGATGGTAGTAGGATTTGAAGAACATGGCTTCATGGTAGCTGCGAAACACATGCCAGACACATGCACAGACTGTCCATTCTGGCTGACTGATTTGGAAATGCAAGAAGACGGCATGTGCTTCCTGACAGGCGAAGTGATCCCAACACCTGAAAGAACATGTGACACAAAGGTCATGGGAAAATGCCCGATCTTACCACTGAATAGATTGAAAAAGAAGAAAACAGGAAAGGAGAAAAAGCAATGGCGAACATAGATGTCATGTACAGCAGTAAGACAGATCAGTGGGCGACACCTGACGACTTCTTCAAAGAACTTGATCAGGAATTTCATTTCAACCTTGATCCTTGCGCTGACGAACAGAATCACAAGTGTGAAAAGTATTTCACGAAAGAAGACAATGGTCTTTCAAAGGACTGGGGGGGGGTATCGCGTGTTTTGCAATCCTCCGTATGGTAGAGCGATTACAGACTGGGTTGAAAAAGCGTACAGAGAAGGAACAAAAGACAACACGATTGTTGTTATGTTGATACCAGCGAGAACAGACACAAGATATTTTCACGACTTCATTCAGCACCGATCAGAAATCAGATTTGTGAAGGGGCGTTTGAAGTTCGGAAACAGCAAACAGGCAGCCCCATTCCCTTCAATGGTAGTTATATTCAGGGGTGCTGGAATGTAGGAGGAAAAAGCATGAGCAGACCGACAAAGACATGTTATGACTGCAAGAACGCTTGCTGGGATTCTGTACCATACGGAAGCACAACAGCAACAATGTTCGGAGGTTGCGACAAAGAAGATGAAATGACAGAGGAAGAAGCGGAGAGATTCGGAGAAACAGAAGACTGTCCATTCTGGGAAAACAGATACAAGGAGGAAAACGCATGAACACACCAGATGCAAGAAGAATATTTGAAGCAATAGCAATGATCCTGTCGAACAGGAATGATGGTGTCAGGGTGCAGCTGTCAGAGATTAAGACAAAGGCAGCGAAAGCATCTTGAAGGGCAAAAAAGAAAGCCTTCGGACTAGCTTGGCGGGCGCCCACGAGAG